TCAGCAGTCAGGTACAGACGGCGATAGCTTTACTGTTGGCGGTAATCTTACTGTTTTGGCTCAAGGTGATGTCAGACTATCTGATTCTGACTCGTCTAACTATGTTGCATTGCAAGCACCTGCTACGTTAGCTGCAAACTATACGATGACGCTACCTACTACTATAGGTACAGCGGGTCAGCTACTTACTACTGATGGATCAGGTAATCTTGGTTACACAGAGGCCTCTGTAACTGGTGCTGCAACTGTATTCTCATCTAATGGCACATGGACTAAAAAAGCTACCGATGTATTTGTAACTGTTGAATTATGGGCTGGTGGTGGTGGTGGCGGTAGCGGTAGAAAAGGCGATACTAATGCTAGTGGTGGCGCTGGTGGTGGTGGTGGTGCTTACGTTACTAAAACTTTTCTTGCATCTGATTTATCGTCAACTGTATCAGTAACTATTGGTGCAGGTGGTTCTGGTGGTGCAGCACAAACAACAGCAAATACAGTAGGAAATGCTGGCAGTGCTGGCAGTACATCAACTTTTGGCTCTTACTTAACGTCATATGGTGGCGGTGGTGGTGCTGGTGGTGTTGATGGTGCTGGTGGTACTTCTACAGGGGGCGCTGGTGGTGGTGGTGCTTTAAGCCCAGGATCGTCTAGCGCAGCCGGAGAACCTTCTGTTCCAGTTAGCGGTAGTAGCGGTCAATTTGGTGGCGGAATTAGTGGCTCAAGTTCAGCATATGGCGGCGGCGGCGGTGGCTCTGGTGGATACAATAACGGTGGTGCAGGTGGCGCATCTTTCCAAGGTGGCCCTGGTGGTGGCGGTGGTGGTGGCTTCCCATACCCTACAGCATATGCTGGTGGTGCTGGCGGTACTGTGCCTGGCGCAGGTGGTAGTGGTGGTGCTGCTGGCACAAGTGGTGGCGGCGCAGGTGGTGCTGGTGTAGGTAGAAATGGCGGCGGTGGTGGTGGCTCTAATGGCGCTGGTAATGGTGGAGCTGGTGGCGCTGGTGGCACATTTGGTTCTGGAGGTGGTGGTGGTGGTGGTAATGGCAATGCAAGTGGGAATAGTGGCGCTGGTGGCGCAGGTGGCGCTGGTTACTGTCGCATTTTTAGCTGGTGATCACTATGTCAGACATCAATCCTCAAGAATTTGGCGCATTGCAAGCAGATGTTAAGACATTAACGGCTGAGATTCACTTACTCCGCAAAGAGATGGCCGATGTAACGGCTATGCTCAATCAGGGCAAAGGTGGCATTTACATGATTGTATTTGCCGCCGGTGCTTTAGGTTCCGTTATTACCATGAGCGTTAAAAAACTATTTGGTGGATAAATGGATCCCATAACTATCGGCGCAGCGGTTGCTATCGCTAAGACTGCTGTAGCCGGAGTTAAAGAGCTAATATCATTAGGTCACGAAATTCAAGATTGCTATCACGACATAGCAACATTCTTCGATAAGCAAACAGAAGTTGAGCTTGCTGTCATCGAGCAAAAAAAGCAGAAGCTAGAGGCCGTTAAAAGCGGTTCTCCGCAGCGTAGTGCTACCGCAGAGGCGTTAGAAGCCACATTCGCAAGTAGAGAGATGATCCGGCTAGAAAAAGAGCTTAAAGAGGCTCTAATCTACGGTAGCCAGGAATCAGGTCTATACGACGAGATGTGCCAGCGTCGAGATGCAATTATCCTAGAACGAAAACAAGAGATTGAAGATGCAGAGCGTGAGGAACGTATGCGTCTGGCTGCTATTCGTCGCAAGAAAGAACAAAGAATTCAGAATATTCAGGAGTGGCTGGCTGTAGTGCTAGGCGTATCTCTTAGTAGTTTCGTAATGTATGCAATATGGTGGATGTTTAAAAACGGGGGTAAAGACTAATGATGACCTTAATTACTACGCTAATCTCTTTCTTATCTGGTGGCTTACCTAAACTCTTGGACTTCTTTCAAGACAAGCAAGATAAGAAGCATGAGTTAGCACTTGCTCAATTGCAGATGGCGCAGCAGCTAGAGATGGCTAACAAGGGCTTTGAGGCTCAAGCGCACATTGAGGATATTAAGACAGAGCAGATTGGTATCCAGACGCAAGCAGATGAACGTATAGCGTTGTATTCTCACGACATTGAGATTGGTAAGGGTGCTAGTCAATGGGTTGTCAATGCTCGCGCTATGGTCAGGCCAACAATTACTTACGGTCTATTTTTATTGCTAGTTGCTATTGACATTGCTGGTGTTTGGTATGCCTGGACGCAAGATGCTCCGTTTAAAGAGATGATGGCGCTGGTTTGGGATGACGATACGCAGACGATATGGGCTTCTGTCATAAGTTTCTGGTTCGGAACACAGGCGTTTAGCAAGAAATGAAAGTAAGCGACAAGGCACTTAAAACCATAATCCACCATGAGGGTGTTAGATATAAGCCATATCTTTGCCCTGCTGGTTTATGGACTGTTGGTGTAGGCCACGTTTTATATCCCAAACAGGGACTATTGCCAGTGGCTCAGAGAGGCTCTATAGGGCTGCGTGTTGAGGACTTTAGACAGTTTACTAAGGATGAGGTAGATGCGATTCTTAAAGCAGACTTGCAGCGTTTTGAGCGAGGCGTACTACGTTATTGTCCTATTATTGCTACTCAAGGGCAATTCGATGCTCTCGTCTCTTTTAGCTTTAATGTAGGATTGGGAACATTACAACGCAGCACATTGCGCCAAAAACACAATCGTGGTGACTTTGAGGGTGCTGGTAGTGAATTCATGAAATATACACGTGGCGGTGGTAAGGTTCTCAAGGGTTTAGTTAATCGTCGTAAAGATGAAAGAGCAATGTATGGCTACTAAGAAAATACCTGATGACTGTATGCCGATGTGCCAAAGCTGTTCATTTTTTGAACGTGAGAAAAATGAGGATGTTGGTATTTGTAGACGGTTTCCACCTAAGACAATCTATCTAGGTGACGATGAGTTTGATAGCTTTTTTCCTATTACTTCTGTTACCGAATGGTGCGGTGAATTTAAAAGGCAGGTGTCATAATGACTCACCCAGTAACAGATGAGGAGTTTATAGCGGCATGGAACTCATGCGGATCGGTCACTAAAGTAGCTGATATTTTAGGCATTAACCACAGATTGGTTAATCGCAAGCGTAGAGACATCGAAAAGCGGCAAGGTATCCAATTGCTTGCCACTGCTAAAAACAGCCCTGATTTCAATGTAACTTTGCCAGCTAACGGAGTTCGAGTTAATGTTGGATTGGAATCAGGCGTTGTTATCGTTGGCTCAGATGCTCACTACTGGCCTGGAATCATCTCCACAGCTCACAGGGCCTTTGTGGTGGCTGTTAAAGAGCTAAACCCTAAGATGGTCATTATGAACGGCGATGCGTTTGACGGGGCTAATATCTCACGGCATCCGCGTACAGGATGGGAAGCCAGACCTAGCGTTAAGCAGGAGCTAGAGGCTTGCAGAGATCGTATCTGTGAGATCGAGGACGCTTCTGGCAATGCAAAACTGCACTGGACTTGGGGTAATCACGACATTCGTTGGAATAGCCGACTATCCTCACAGGCTCCTGAGTTTGAGGGTATCCACGGCATGAACTTGACGGATCACTTTCCACGTTGGAAGTTTTCAACTTCGGTGATGATAAATGACCACACTCAGATCAAGCATCGCAACTATAACGGAGTTCACGCTGCTTATAACGCTGTTGTTAAGTCTGGCGTGTCTACAGTCAACGGTCATCTACACTCTCTTAAAGTAACGCCTTGGACTGATCTGACAGGAACTCGTTACGGTGTCGATACAGGCTCATTAGCTGATGTATGGGGCGCTCAATTTGAATATACAGAGGACGGTACTAGAAACCATCGCAGCGGCTTCGTGGTGCTGACATTCTACGAAGGCAAGTTACTGCCTCCGGAAATGCTAGAAGTCATTGACGAGGATAAAGGTCTTGTGTGCTTTCGGGGACAGGTGATCGCGGTTTAATCCAGCTAGATGTCCAATCGGCTTTCACAGGTTGGAGTTTAGCCCTGCGTTTAGCTAGGAATAGGTCTTTCTTGTCTATATCCTGGTTAAGTCTATTACGTGCTATTTGCGCTCTTTCCTTTGAGGACAATGGCGCAGGTCTAACGGCATCTTCGTATCTGCCAATGTAAAACACAGGCACATAGACTTCTTTTATCTCTTTCTGTTCTTTTATCCAGCTATCAATATAGACTAGCTTGATCTTGCGCAAATGCTTGATATATCCCTTCATCCACTTGTTTGAGATAAAGAATTGCTTTTCTATCTCCGTGTATGTTGATGGTGTCTCAAGAATTTTAAGTAACTTAGCCATCCTTATTTCTGATGGCTTTGTGTTGTATTTCATCTCATTCATCTTTGACGAATACTCCGTTTGAGTTTAAGAATCCTTTGCGGTCTTTAATTTCTGCATAAGCGTCTTGTAAGCAGTGAACGATAGAGATGTCTTTAATGGCGCAGTAGATTATCAGTGTGACCAGCACATCGCCGACACCATCTCTAATTTGCAATGGATCGTTTTTAATTTCAGCATCACATAGCTCACCTAGCTCACTAACTGTTTTCATTAGCTGGTTGGCTGCTTTACCGTTCTTAATAATCCCGCGAGCTTCTGCCCATCTAACAACATCTAACTCTAGTGATGTCCATGTCATTTACATATCCTTTTCTTTGCGTCTTTAAAGTTGGACTCGAACATCCACCCGACACATTGCTTGTCAATGTCAGGAGAAGTTACTGACGCTACACCTTCAGTAAATCCACGATGATATTCGTTTTGCATCCTATTCATTACACCTAAGCCAATGCCAGGTATAGACGCAACAACCACAATTAAGATCATTCCCCAGCGCATAGCTGCCTAATCTTTTTAACATCAATGCCAAAAGTCTCATGTACGCGCAAGATGATCTCTGCTGAGGGGACTATCTTCTTATTGCGAATCTTTGACAGCGTAGAGATACCGATCTTCATGTGTAGAGCAATAGCACGATCATTCTTGAAACCGTGGTTTTTAATTAAGTAATCAAGTAGTTCCATTTTTATCCTTTATAAGTAGTGCAGGGTCACCAGTTCGAGAATACATGAAGGAGAATCTGGCCCCTGCTGCCGGTGTTACTCGCCACTACCGGCTAGGCGTGCAAACATCAAAAAGGCACGTCAGAAATATCGTCATCCGTAAACTTTTCCTGCTTTACTGCTGGTTTTGCTTCCTTCAACTTAAATGAGCAGCTCATAAATTTGCCAGACTTACCTTCTTTGAGCCAGGCTGATACATAGACTGGATTACCTGCTAGGTCTTTACCGTCGCCTGAGTAGTCAGGATGATTGTCTGATTGCTTTTGTTGATTCTTGAAAAGCGAGAAGCTGCCTGGTTTTGGATCGTATGCCATAAATTTACCTTTATCGTGTGGTGAGTTTCTTAATTGCACTGCGTTGCTTGCTATCAAACAAAGACCAAAGAGCTGTTTTGCTATCTGCGTCCAAGCCTAATTCATTGATGTAATCGACTGCACCTTGCACGTCATTCTTTGTGAGCAATGAGATAGCCTCTACGCCGATGCTGCGGATTACTTCTTGATCTTCTACCGACATAGATTGAAACACGTCAACTGTGATCGGTTTAGCTGACACAGGCTCGC